TCTTCAAAGCTGGTTACATTGCTGCCATAAAACAAAGCCTGCGCTGAATATGGCTCCACTCCATAGTGTTGACGGTATTTCTCGGCCATCTGCCTGGCCTCTATCTTGCTCTGTAGGAACCTAGATGGCACCACTTCAATAGCGCTGAATAGTCCTGCAACGTTATGAAGGATGGTCTCCTCTTGACTGGCGCTCCAGCCAATAGAGCTAATTCCGAACATCATTGATGAACTTCTCCATCTTTGCGAGGGTTTGTTTTTTGCTGGTGAAATATGGCCCACAATCGTAACCCACTGCCCGCGTCCCAATTGCTTTATCACGCTCCTCAGGAAAGAAGCGACTGATAATTTCAATCATTGCGATTGGCTCAGAGAAGAAATGATGCACCCCTCCCTTCGACGCATTCTCGGTGTCGTCCCACAAATCTTCCAAGCAATACCATTGATATGCAGACGCTGGGCTAATCAGGGAAATATTGTTGTCATTTAATAAATCATATAGCGCGTTTTTCTTGATACGAATATGGAACAATGCAGGAAGCCTGATAATAGTAATGATCGCGCGAGGGAAGCATTGCTTAACTAGAAGTTCGAAGATATATCTCGTAGTGCCATAATCAATTGCCGCCACTTCAGCGGGCTGCACTCCCTTCACATCGTAAGTTTGACCATAAACGTCAATGGTGGAATACAGCACCACCTCTCGCGGCTGCCAATGCTTAATCGCTTCCACGACGCTATGCATGTTGGCGAAATCTTCTAACGGCTTTTGATTAGCCTTCCACTTCTCTGCTGGCAGACAAGCTAGATACAGCTTGTCTACTTGCGCAGTCAACAATGGGGCTGTATGGATGTTTGACGAATTGAAGCAGTATTGGAAATGATGATTGTCACGCAACACGCTCCCAATCAATCCAGAACTACCAACCAATACGTCCATTCTCAAACCGTCGCAACGGGCATCTGCTGACGCATGTACTTTACCCTGCATTTACAGCGTGCGCGGCATGAGCATCGCTGTCCTGGCAGTGGCAGACTACCAATGGACACCACTCCTCGTGCTGCATAGTCCAGGCATTCTTGGCAGTGCTGAGCCTGCGCATCCAAGATGCGTCGCATCAAGCTGTAACCTTGCTTTTCTTGTCGAATTGCAGTGCCTTCCCAATAAGCACCTCGCACATTTTCAGCATAAAGCTGGATACGAGCAAGAGCCATGGGAGCAGAAATGCTGCCAGCCAAAATATCACGAGCAAAGCGTTCGAGATAAGTGTATTCAGCACGTAGCCTTTGCCCCACGCGCCCCCAGTCAGACGGTGCCATGGTGTCTTTGCCGCCATTGCCAATGACTGTTGCCTGGATGTGACTCAGTTTAAGAGCTTCCCTTACGCTTTGCTGCCATTGATCCAGCGTAATATCGCCACGGCTAAGCATGTTTGTATAACGGCGTAGCTCAGCACTAAGGCGATTAATTCGGCCATCAACCAAGCTTTCGATGGCACGTTGACCGATAAATCGGCCATTAGCTCCGCGATAGCGACCACTAATAGGGTCGTAGTTCCATGTGGATTGGTCAAGACGTAGTAGATCATCACTGAGGGAGAACATCTTCAGCCTCCAGGATGTCCTTGAATCGATCAGGAGCTTCCTGTTTCCATTGGTTCAATGCAGCATCAATGTCTTCCTGCTCGATTAACGAGGCTTCATCAACGCCAGAGACGATGAGACCACTAACTTGCATGGGAATGATGGCGTCAGTTTTTGGCATCTTCATCTTCTCTTTCTTTCCTTTGAACGCACCTTCCAAAGATCCGTGCTTCTTCTTGAACAGGTCTTTGTATTTCTGGGAGATGTAGGCGCCTGCATAGGCAGAAGGAAACACCTTGAACTTGGATTTGGCCGCGGCAATTGCCTGTTGGTGAAGTTCTTTGTCAGTGAATTCAGCATCCCTGACATGCTCCAAGTCTTTTGGCAGGTAAAGGCCAGCAGAATCTTCCACTTCACGGCTGCCATCCATGGGCAGCGTGCCGTTCTCCTCGTTCATGGGATCACGACCACCAGGAGGAACGGCCAATTTGCCGCTCCCTCCTTGATTCGGAAGTTCGCGAATGACAGACGGATCGAGCGTAAGCTCCATGCTCCACTCAGAACCGCCATAGCGGGCCTCTGCCACTTCCTTGGGACTCAGTACGCCTAGTTGGATGTAGCGCCCGTCCACAGCCGCCACGCGAGCCCTCACATCGGCCATCTCACGCTCGTTCAGCTCGAACAGCGGATTGAACTGCACGCGCCACGAATCAGGCACCTTCCCTTGCGTCGGGCCTTCTTTGCTCAGCATGATGTATTCCATCAGCTTCTTAATTGGACGCTTGAAATGTGCTGCTTGGTAATCTGCTAGCTGTTTCGCAAAATCGCGCTCCTCGCTACGGCCAGTAGAACCAAGCCCACCAGGACTTTCTCCAAATAACAATGTGTGAGGAATTTTACTTGCACCAATAATATCCACTCGCAGCTTTTCCAGCACGTCTCCAATGCCGCCAAAGTTGCGACTAATGAATTCAAGCTCTTCTTTTTCAGCATCAATCGCGTAGCCGCGATAAATGCTCTTGCTCATATCGTTCACTTGTAGGCGATCACGAATAGAGCCTTCTTTGCCAGCAGCAAGCATTGCCGCCAAGCCCCTCACTTTATGAACAAAGATGTCAAATTCAGTGAGCAATGTGGCAGCAGAATTCAGGCCTGTCCAGTAATGACGGAAGCTGTCATAAATTGTCTGGAGACTGCTCATGCCCCAGCCATAGTTACGCTGCCTCACGCGATAAGGCAGCCAATCCCCATCAAAACGAAGAATCCTATCCTTATGGATGTAAGTAAGCGTGGGTTCGTTGATTAAATCTCCTGAGATGATTTGATAATAAGTTGCCTTGGAATAGTCGTAGAGATTTTCTTCATTAATAACTGGGGCGATTTGCCAGCGGTCCAAGCATTCAATCTCCTCAACCCTTCGAATGTTGCGTTTATCGACAGGCATGTAAGCGGGACGGCCATCGTCGATATAGAGAAGTAGACAAGCACCGCCATACAAACGCGAATTCTTGGCCGCAAGATTAAGGTTTTCAAGGATGTATAGCTCTTCGATAATCTGTTCAACGCCCTGTACTTCCTCGGCCCTTACGCCTTCACCACCAAACAACACCTTAAACCCTTTCCTGGTGGCTTGATCCGCATAGATGTCGATAATCCGACGTGGCAGCCATTCCCCGTACAGATTTTCCAGCTCCTCTTGGCCCAGAAAGACAATGGGAGTGCTCTTGGTGTATTGGCTCTTGTCACGGCCAGTTCCCATGCCGATGAGAACGTTCTGCAGCCCGTCAGCACGCAGCCCGCCTTCAGACATGTGCCCTAAATCAATGCCTTCTTTTTCCATAAGGAATTGTTATGGCCATCTTGTGTTGCAACCATCCTAGCTATTGGCTACATTGGAGTGCAGGTCTTGTACAGTATGGCCCAGTCTCCGTTCCCTAGCCGCATTGAACAAAGCCTTTCCCTGGGGAATCTATACGAAAGAGAGATTGCTCCTGTCTTTTTCGCTGATTTGGGCTGGTCTCATGAAAGCGCAAGCAGCCGCCAAAACTGGAACGAAAAATTTGATTACATTGCCCGCAAGAAAGATAAAAGCCTTCGAGTGGAAGTGAAGGCTCCCAAGAAATGCAAGGCAGATGGCAGTGCTCATATGATTCTCCTTGAGCACACTGGCATCACTGGAATGCCTGGCTGGTTGCGTGGCAATGCCGACGTGATCTTGCAGTTTCTTTCAGAAACAAAGGCAATTTGCTACTCTCGGCAACAAGCTCTTTCTTTATACCTTCCCGTCCCCATCGCTATTCAGCGTTTTAGCTCAACAAATGCTCCAATTCAGGAATGGTTTGGAAGAGAAGGCCTATCAAGAAAAGGCTTGCCAAACCAAGACATCATTCGCTGGGAGCCCCTCCAGTCTTTTTCTTTAAAGATTGAAACAATTGCCATGTATGCAAAGAATTCTCAGCGATGGGAAAAAATAGTCCAGCAGTGAAACGGGTGTTATCATCTACACGCATCCCTAAAGTGTTGCGTTTAGAGAGGGATGGAAAATGCTTAAATGCTCAGACTTTGCCAAGCATGCCCTTGGCTTAACTCTCTACCCTAAACAAGCAAAGATCCTGGATGAATTCTTCAAGCCAGGTAAGTCTCATGCAGTGTGGGCACTTGGCAGACGGAGTGGTAAAACGCTCATGGCTGCCATTGCTTGCATTTATATGTGCTTCGTCTTAGAGGAGAAATATAAGCGCAAGGTCAGAAAGGGGGAGCGATGGTACGTGGTGACGGTGGCTAACTCTCAAGACCAGGCCCGCATCGCTCTCAACAACATTCGTCAGCTCATCATTGAGAGCCCTTTCGCACAAGAAATTGTCCGAGAAACTGCTGACATCATTGAAATTAGCAACAACTGCGTCTTCAAAGCTATTCCCACGTCTGGCCGCGCAGCGCGTGGTCTTGCCTGCGCAGGCGCTGTATTCGACGAGCTTGCCTTTGCTACAGAGGGCGATGCGAATAGTGGTGGTCGTGGCATTTACGACGCTCTAAGCCCCTCCATTGCCCAGTTCGGTGGTGAAGGGCGCATCCTTGAACTCTCGTCTCCCTGGCTCACAGACGGCATCTTCTTCCAGCATTTCAAAGAAGCATCATCGGGACGATTCCCTTTCATGCAGGCAGTAAACCTGCCGACGTGGGAAATGAACCCGCAAATTTCGCAAGAGTTTCTTGACACAGAGCGTCAACGAGACCCAGAGAAATTTAAAGTTGAATATGGGGCACAGTTCGCCAATAACCTGTCCGCCCTTGTTGCGAGCGATGTCATTGACGCATGTATTGATGATCGTCGCGCAACTTTACCACCGCGCTCCGAATATCAAGGGGCTTATGTGTTGGCCCTTGACCCTGCCAGGGGCGGCGTTGGGCGTGATGATTACACTGCTTGTATCGTTCATTTTGAAAACGGCACTCTC